TTGGAATAGCACCATCATTTCTTTCTGGATCTTTGCCATCTATAATTTGAATTGAATCCATAATGGCATTATAAACTGCTCTATCTTTACACCACTTTTCAGATTCATTGATAAGGTAATCTATATCAATATCAGATTTTTGTTTTAATTCATTAATTAGTGTTTGTGTTCTATTAAGAACATCTTCTGGAGCATTGACCTTTTTTAGTTCTAATTCTAATACTTTACCAGATGGAATCTTATTATGTTGATTAACAAAAGTTACTACTAAGTCAAATACAACTTTATGTTCACCTTCAAAGTATTCTTTCTTTAGAAAAGGTATTACTCTTCTGCAATACTGTTCGTCATTAATTAAATGATTAAGTACCTGTGTTGGGATTTCATTCGTTATTGCCAATTCCTATGCTCGCTACATTATTTTTTTGATTTTCTTCTAGAGATACTTCAATAATATTTTGAAGTACTCCACCAATATAATTTTTGAAATTTATGTCATTCAATAAATCATCTTCTTCAAATTTTCCAATCTCAATTGGATTCCAAGAAAACGAAAGAGTTGCAGTTCCAAGTTCAGGTGATTCGTTCACCTTAACTTGTCCATACATATATTTAACACCCTTCCATTTTCCTACAAGTAATTCTATTGCATACCAATCTGAATCATCAGCTTCTATAAACTTATAATCGTTTTCGGTTATGACTTCTTGATTACTCATCTTCTAAATCCAATTCAACTTCCAATAAAGGTTTATGACCAATTTGGTAATGTCCTTTAATGAATTTTTTGAAGTCAGTACCAGAAAATATAGGTTCCCAAAAATCTTTTTCTAAAGTTTGTGCTGCTCTTACTTTCGGATCAAGCAATTCTCCAGTTTCCTTGTCAACTCTACAATACCAACCATTGGAAGGCTTAGCAACATAATTACCAGCCAAACCAACATCCAGCAAACCAGAATAAGTTTCAATACCACCTTCCCATGTAACTGAGATAGGTACCTTTGATTTTTCTCTAACAAATCTTGATTTCTCCACATTAATTATAAAATGATAACCCTTGATTTCAGTACCTTGCTTTTCTTGCTTTCTACCAATAATCCAAATATTATCTGCTGAATAATAAATACCTGTTCCACCTGAAACAACTGCTTTAGGGAACAAACCAATTTCTTGATAAGTATGATTAACAGCAAGTAAAGGGATATTCTTCATAGTAAGATAAGGAGTAACCATTCGGAATAATCCCTTTAATGCTTTAGCTCTTGACATATCAGCAACTGATTTTTCGTTAAGAGCATCTTCCAATTCTTTCTTAGAAGCTAGGTTACCAATTGAATCAATTACAATAACAACCTTATCTCCTCGATCGATATTTTCTAATTGCCCAACTAAATCAAATTTAAGTTGTTCAACATCAGTAATTGGTGTATGTAATACCCTACTAGTATCTATATCAAAAGACTCAAAATATGATTGTGGTGAACCAAATTCAGAATCATAAAATAAAAGTACAGCATCTTCATGTTCTTTTAAATATGCACTTGCCATAAGTAAAGCAAATGAAGTTTTAAAATGTTTACTTGGACCAGCCAAAACTGTGAGTCCACTTGAAAGTCCACCATCAGGATCTCCTGATAATGCTACATTTATCATAGGAACACTAGTTGTTACTATATCCTTTTCTTGAAAGAATACCGAATCTTCCAACACTTCAGTTGATTTGATTTTAGAATTCTTTTTAAGTTTATCCATTATAGACATTATCGATACCTCCTATCTGGTCTTAATTGCATTGATTTTTCTTTCTTTTTCCAGCGAGCTATACCTTCAGCTTTTTTCCTTTTGCGTTTTGCAGTAGGCTTTTCATAGAATTCTCTACGTCTAACTTCTTGTACAATACCAGCTCTTTCACATGCTTTTCTAAATTTTCTTAGAGCAACATCAAATGGCATTGGCTTTGATGGTCTTTTATCTTTAGGATGTCTCTTCCTAGGTCTTAAATCTATACTAGGCAACGTACTGATCTCCCGGTTCCCAACTACATCCGGTTAATCCACCGGCTTTGAGAGCCTGAATTGTTCTTAAAATTTCATCAGCACTTCTTCCTGTATCTAAAGCATTTGCAGATACATGTTGAATAGTACCTTCTGGATTAATGATAAAAGTTGCTCTTAAACAAACACCTTCCTCAATATCCAATATACCACATTCACCTGATAGATACAAACCAGTATCACCAGCTAATGTGTGTTTAATTTGTCCAATAATATCATTTTGCAACTTCCAATTAAGTTTGCAATATTCATTATCACCTGATATTCCTAACACAATAGCTTCATCCATTAGTTTATCCATACCTGCAATTTCAGTTGGACAAATAAAAGTAAAGTCTTTTGGATAGAAATAAATTACTGCCCAAGATCCTTCCAATTGCTCGGAAGAAACTGTGACATGTTGATTCTCAGCATTGATACCATTAAGGCGAAACGCTGGGAATTGATCATTTACACTAAGCATATATTCTCCATTTTTTTAATATATTAGATCTATTATAACATAAATTGGTCCAATTGTAAAGGACTTTTTTCATATTCATAGGTTTTTTTCTTGTTATCTTGTACCAAAAAGTCAGTATCTATTAGATCTAATCGACCTTCCAAATACTTTTTAACCATATATGCTGGATGTTCAGCAGTTGTCACTGGTACATTTTGACAAATATGATTAAGAGATCTTTTAGGATTTAAAAGTTCAAAATCAGTTGGAAGCTTCATAATCGATAAAGCTTCTCGTACGGTTAAAAATCTGTCTTCATCTGGATGAGTTAGGTTGGTTGGCATATGACCAACAAAAGCACCTATTTTGTCTACTGGTATTTCAACACCTTTTCTCATAATGTTGCCACCAGCTTTCAGCTTATGGTATTGTCTATCACATTTTTTTGCAACAATATCATAGCCTTTTTCTCTCATCCATTTTGCTACAACTTTGTAGTTTGTTCTTTCTTCAATATAGTCTTGTAACCCAACTGATTTGTCTAGTTTTGAAACAAACTCTGCATGGGTAATTCCACCTTCTAATTCTTCTAAAATATACTTATAGTATGGTTCTTCTGAAGGGATCTTATCATTAGTTAATACGCTCATAGGATCGTTTGGATCGCGATTAATAGCACGTATATCATCAGCAATGAGTGATGGTTTTCTATCAATATATTCAAACATTGGTACTTGATCTCCTTTCCAAAAGAAGTAAAAAGTACGATCTCTGACTTGACTTAAACCATGTAATAAAGATTTAGTTTTAAATATACTGAATGTATATCCATTGGCTTCACCAATTTTTCTTAATCTTTTAACTACAGGTTCACCCATTTTAGATGCTAATCTTGGAGCATTTTCTCCCCAAAACACTTTTGGTCTAACTTCAGTAAGCACATATTCAGCAGATTTAATCATCCAATCATTCATTGGACTATTACTTGCAGCCTGTGGACTAAGTGAACTTAATCCTGCGCATGGGCATACTGTATTTACTACATCAACTCCTTCAGTATGTTTTTGACCTTTCGATAAATTTAAATACGGAATTTCGTTATTATAGTAATTTAGTAAGTGTTCTTCATTAGCTTGAAATCCATCAAACGTAAGAAAATACTTTGGTTTATTTTTAAATATATTTTCCATTGCAATGGTTTCACCACCAATTAATGGAACTATGCTTGCCCATGTGTTCATATTAAAAGAAATCCTCAAGTGTGTTAGTTGCTTCCATACCATTCCAATATGGATAGTACTCTCTTGATAAATGAATTGATTGTGGCTTTTCCATATAGTCAAAATCAAGTTCACCCTTTTTATTTAATAAATATTTAGTCCATTGAATACCTAATCCGGAATCATGAATAATTTCATTAAATAATTTTCGAGCGCTATTACGCTCTTCCCATGTACCACTAAAAGGTTTACCATTATAGAATCCTGATTTAGGAATCTTTCGTGATTCATTTTCGATTGGTAGAAGTTCGTATATACGACCTGGAACAGATAAGTTCTTCACCTCCTCGACATATCGTTCAGCAAGATCTTTTACGTTCTTCTCCCAACCTCCTTCTAATCTACATACATGATGTCTTATATCAATATTACCAAAATAAAATTCTACTGATCCCTCAGTTTCTATATTGATAAATGATTTAAGACCTTCGTTTAATGCTCCATTTAAAGTTTTAAACGGAACACTATTCACAGTCCAACCTGGCCTATACATACAGATTGAATGAGAATCTCCTACTACCAGTTTTTTTGTTTGATTCGGATAATCGACTCGTTCAGCTTCTTCGAACATACGTTCAAGATTTTCGAGATCGACCTCATTC